CAGGATGAATTAAAAAATCATGGAGCGGTTCAAATCTATTTTAAATTCAATAAAGGGTACTTTCAAAACCAGAGCTAAGGGCTTTTCTGGTTTTTTATCTGGTGGTCTACCAGTCAATTCAAATTCTTGGGGTGGAACACAATTTCTAAAAGCCTTGGATATTTCTTTATATGCTAGTAGCGCTATTGCTAAACGTGCTGACCAAGTGGGAGAGGTTGAGTTCGTATTAAGAGATAAGGAGGGTGAAGTAATTAAAGGAGATGATACTCTTGATTTACTAAAGAATCCAAACGATGTTCTGACTGGCCGACAATTCTGGGCCTTGTATCAAACTTATTACGATGCAGTCGGAGAAGTATTTATTTTAAAAGAATCAACTGAGAGTGCTTTTAACAATGCAAAGGTGAAAGCTCTCCATTTATTAATACCAACCAATGTAAAAATTATCTTCAATGATTTCGGCCGAGTGGTTAAATACGAGTACACAACATCGAGCGGAACAACAGGCTATGATGCTGAAAAAGTTATTTATATACACAACCCTGATCCTAAGAATCAAATTAGAGGTCAGTCTTTACTTCGTACTGGTATCGCTACAATGCAAACTGAAATTCAAATCTCAACCTATCATACTCGAGTTCTTGAGAATGGTGGAAAGGTTGAGGGTGTATTTAAGTTTGCTTCAGATAGGAAAATGACAGAACAGCAGATGAAAGATATTAAGTCAGCCTATTCAAAACAATACAGCACTGCTAAGAAATCTGGCTTACCTTTGTTCCTTGCCGGTGATGCTTCATATGAGAAGATTGGTTTAACTCCTGAAGAATTATCCTTCATGGAAGCTAAGAAGATGACTCTTGAGGACATGAGTATCTTAACGAGTGTGCCTAAGAGTATGCTTGGTTCAACTCTTGACACTAAGTTCGAGAACGCTGAAGCTGACCGTAGAATCTTCCTAAGAGAAACAATTAAACCTTTACTTAAAATTCTTACAACAGCACTGGACCAAGACCTATACCCTGAAGATGGCAGAGAACTTGGATTCGTTGATCCAACACCTGAGGATATTGAAAGAAAATTAAAAGCTATTGATAATGGAATTAAAAACTATTATATAACTCCAAATGAAGCCAGAGATATGAGTGGCTTGGAGCCTCTCGATGGTGGTGATGAAATCCTAGTACCATTTAGTTATATTCCCCTGTCCTCTGTCACAGCTCGTGACACAACCGCAACTGAGAGTAAAAGCAAGGCCAACGAAATAGATCACCCACTCAAAGATGCTGACATGAGACGAGTTTATTGGGCTATGCAAATCAAACGTATGAATGCTCGAGAAGTGAAGTTTATCGCTCTATTGAGGAAATACCTCAAGGAACAGTCCGAAAGGCTAGTAGAACAGCTACAACCGGCTAACACGAGGTCATTTAGGAAGAAAGGACTACTCGATAATATCTTTGATAAAGAATTAGAGATTAAGATCGGTTTAGATACTTTTGTTCCATTATTGACTGAGTTACTTACTGAAGCTGGAACAAACGCCATGCAGTTAGTAGGAAGTTCGTTTGATTTTAATATCTCAAGTGATATAGCCAGTTGGATGAATAATAAATCTGAAGTGTTCCTAAGAAGTATCAACGAGACAACCTTCGAAAAACTACAAAGCGAATTTACTGACAGCCTAGACCTAGGAGAAAGTAGGGATAAGCTAGTTGGTAGAGTTGAAGAAACCTATGGAGGTATTAGCAAGGGTAGAGCCAAGACCATTGCTCGAACAGAAGTACACAGTGCTACTCAGTTCGGAACAATCCAAGGTTATAAACAAGCAAATTTAAACATTAAGATCTGGGTGGCTGTCCTCGATGGCTCGACTAGAGAGTCTCATGCTATAACAGACGGTGAGGAACGCCCAATAGATATTCCTTTCTCTAATGGGTTAATGTACCCCGGAGATCCTAATGGTTCGGCCGCTGAAGTTATTAATTGTCGATGTGTTATATAGTTATTATTATTAAATTATTACGAGTATGAAAAACAGATACAAAAAAGGAACAAAGGCGTACATGAATTTTAATGTCGAAGTTAAAGGAGTCGACAAAGAAAACGGTACCCTAGAGGCGATATTCTCAACTCAAACAGTTGATCGTCATGGCGATACAGTTTTACAAGATGGATGGGATCTTAAGAATTTTAAGAAGAATCCAGTTATTTTAAATTCACATAACTACGGAGACGCCGCCGAAGTTATTGGAAAAGCTTCAAATGTTAAAGTCGATAAAAAGAAACTGGAAGGTAAGATTACCTTTGCAGTTAATGAGAACCCTAAGGCTAAGGTCATCTTTGATTTATATGCTGGTGGATTCCTTAATGCCTTCTCAGTAGGTTTTATGCCTACTAAGTTTAAGGAGAACAAGGATGGCTCTCGAGACTGGTACACCATTGAAGAATCAGAACTCCTTGAAGTTTCCGCTGTATCTGTTCCAGCCAATGCTCAAGCACTCGCAAAACAGAAAGGTATTGATGTCGATTTATTAGAATTTAAACAAGAAGAAAAAGATGAAAACGACGAACCCGAAGTTGAACAAGTTCCTGAAGATAACGAAGTTGAAAAGCCTAATGAGGAAGCCCCTACCGAAGACAACGACGATAGTGAAGATGAACCAGAAGAAAGTCCTGAAGACCCAGAGCCAGTTGACGGAGGTGACGAAGGTACAGAAGATGTTCCAGCCGAAGAAGAAAAGCCTGAAGTAGAACCTGAAGCTGAACCAGTCCCAGAAAAAAGTTATAAGCAAAAAGTAATCAAAGTTCTTAAAACCATTGAATCCAAGAAAGTCAAGAGGATGAGAATGGCTCACGATATTCTTAAGTCTATCCTAGAAGAAAAGGATCAAGGAAATACAAAGACTAAAGAACAGATCCGATTAAGGAAGGTGAATCAAGCAATTAGAAATTTAATGCAATCGAAGTAGTTCTTTAATTAAGTGATGATATAGCCGAAGAATGTGAGGCCCTTAAATGGGAAGCTCCGAAAGGATCATAAAAGAATCACAGGGCGCGAATAGTCAGTTGTCGAATACCCCTCTGCTAAGGGCATCTAAAATAATTATAAATCTAATCTTAAACTAAAATTATGTTAAAAATTTTGAAGTTAATTAAGTCTTTTAAGAAAGCTGGTTTTGCTACGCTTGAACAAAAGACTAGTCTTAAGAAGGAAGTGGAAACATTACCTGAAGAAATCTAAGAAGCTGTTGAGGATCAAGTTGAAGAAGTTGAAAAACTTCCCGAGGAAGATCCAACTGAAGAAACTGAACAAGCTGAGATCGAAAAGGGTATCAAAGCTATGTTCAAAGAATTTGGTCAAAGCACTGAGAAAACTCTTAAAGAAGGGATTGATTCATATCTTGAAAAGAATTTAGAAAACATGAAGAAAGGGGCTGGTATGTATAATACTGAAGTCAAGGATAAGCGTAAAGGCTTAAACGAAAAATTCAAGTTGTTTGCTAAAGCTCTTTATAAGAATGATTTAGTCGCTCTTAAAGAGATGACAACTGATGACACTGGTACACCGTTCGCGGGGTATGTTGTTGATTCAGAATTGTCAGCCGAAATTCGTCATCTGATGACGGAATACGGTGTTGCTCGTCGTGAAATGACATCTATTGCTCTTGCAAAGAACACATACAAAGCTAATAATCTAGCCACAGATATTGCCGTGTACTGGGTTGATGAGGGTGCAGTTGTTAGGTCCGGTGAGGTTGTTCTAGGTCAGGAAACTCTTGAACTAGAAAAACTAGGAGTTATTGCAACTCTTACCTCAGAACTTCTTGAAGATGAAGAAATCGATCTGTTCTCATTCATCGCAAGTCGTGTCGCTGAAGGTTTCGCTCAAGCTGAAGATGAAGCATTCTTTATTGGTGATGGTACAAGTACATACGGTTCATTCACAGGGTTGTTAAACAACACTTCTGTTAATGAAGTTACTATGTCCGGTACAACCTTCGCCTCTCTTGATGCTGATGATTTACTAGACATGGTTGACGCCACTCCAAGTGGTGCCTTAGCTAACGCTAAGTATTACTACCATCGTTCTATTAAGTCTATTATCCGAAGGCTTAAAGGTACTACAAATGATCATTACGTTTACCAAGCTCCATCTCAAAGTGGTCCAGCTACAGTCTGGGGTTACTCTGAGGTTCTTGTTGAAGCAATGCCATCATCTACAGATACCGCCGCTGATACTTCATTCGTTTTGTTCGGGGATATGAGAAAAGCTTGTATTCACGGTTATAAGGCCTCTGGTCTTAAAGTTTTACGAACCAATACTGGTACAGTTAGAAATGTCGCTAATAACGCTGACATTAATATCTTTACTACTGATCGTGAAGCTATCCGATGGACTGAACGAACTGGATTTATCACAATCGTTCCTACAGCGCTTACAAAACTAACAAC